TGAAGTTGGAAGTACAGGAAGTTCAGAACTTTATTTAGATAGTGTTAAGCAATCTGGTGGAACAGTAACAGATTATTTAACTGCAGATGAAAATACAATTGGGTCAAGAAGAAGTGGTGAGTTTTTAGATGGTATGATAGACCAATTAAGAGTTTTTAATTATAAATTAACACAAACAGAAGTTGATGTACTTTATGCTGAAACAAGTGCTGATAATGAAGATATTGATTATGGTGCTAAACCAATGGCAGTAGTAAGTATAAATGCTAATGCAGGATTTAGTATTTCAGAAATGACTTTTCCTGGAGAGGGTATTATACCACACGGATTAAGTTCAACACCAGAGTTTGTAATATTAAAAGCAACAACTTCAGCAGAAGATTGGCAAGTATATCACACTGCTATGGGAACAGGTAATTATATGAAATTAAACGATACTGCTGGAATTACAGCCAGAGCAGATTCCTTTTCTGCAGTTAATGCTACAGGAGTAACTAATCAATGGACAAATGCAAGTCAAACTTGGATAATGTATTCTTTCCATTCAGTAACAGGATATAGTAAATTCGGAAGTTATACAGGAGATGGAAATAATGATAGAGCTATTACAACAGGATTTAAACCTGATTTTGTACTTATAAAATCTACAGTAGGTTCTGATAATTGGAGATTATATGACACAAGAAGAGGAATTGAAGATGGTGGTTATTTAGAACCAAATAGAAGTGATGCTGATGACACAAGTAATGCACCAAACCTTACAATGACTTCTACAGGGTTTACTATAACATCAGGTGGTGTAACTGCAGGTAATAATGCAAATGGTAACTTATACATTTACTGGG